GTGGACTTGGTGCGGCCTGCAGCAGGGAGGGGGTGATTTGCGCCTTTTCTTTCACTGCTGGCGCGGTCATGGGCAGGCCCCGCAGTCGCAGGCGCTGTCGCAGCGGCTGGCTTGGGGGCTTTTATCAAGCAGTTTCGAGAGTGGTGATTGCTGCGGCCTAGATAGCGCATTCGGAAATTGTGGCGCCTGTCGGGGTATAGACAATGCGCACCTTCCAGTCTTTGGCCCCTCTGCCGTTGAGCAACTGGTCCCGCAATTTTCCTGCTGCTTGCTTGCAGCTGGAGTCGATGTCGTGCTCAAGGATGTGCGTCTTGAGTATCACGTAATTGCCCCGGAATGAGCTGGTCTGCACTTCGCATCGGTGCCTGGGAAGGGATAGCGTGTGACACGAGTTCCCGTGAAGTGCGATGTAATTGTCGGTCAGGCGTTTTTGCTCTAATTTTTTCTTTTCCGCGCTTTCTTGTTGCCATTCTTTGAGATTGGCTTCATGAGCGGCTTTTATACGTTCTTGCTCTGCATTTTCCTGGGCGTCTTTGTGCTGCTTGATTTGTTCAAGTGCCCGTTGGCCCTCTGGCGTTTCTGATGGTTTGGCCAACGGCTGGCCGTCCAGGCTGAAGGCTGCCACAGCGTCATGCGGGCAATTGCCTAGCTGCCTCGTAATAGTGACGCCATTAGGCATGGTGCATTTGACTTGCGCGCTGGCGGCAGTGGCTGCTGCCATTGCCGCAATAGTGATCAACAGTACCCTCATGCGCAGCATGATAGGTTGGCCCTCAAGCTGCAGCAATCACCACTCTCTTGTTAACGATCCGGGGCTTGACCCCGGTCGATGCCGTGGAGCCCAGCGCATGGTTGTGCGCTGGGTAGTAATGTAAGCGCGCTAACGACTATTTGCAAGCGCTCTAACAAAATTTTGTTAGAGGCCTAACTTTTAGTCCGGCATCCACTTGCTTGGGGGGACGACTGCCGAGACTGCCTCCAGTGCTTCAAGCTCATTAATGTCAAAGCTCAAGCGCTCGCCGCCATTCACGCTCATTACTTCGACTGAGGTGGGGCGGCGGTATAGAAGCTCTTTGACCATTTTTTTTCCGTTGTTCAGTTTCACAAGCACGTATTCGCCAGTTGCTGGTGTTGCATTCGGTTCAACCAATACATACCAACCATCACGGATGGCGGGGAACATGCTTTGCCCCCTTACGCGCAGGCCGTATGCCTTGGGGTCAGATGTGACCATCTCAATGGCCCCATCTCCGGCGCCAACAATGGGGCTGAGCTCTTCATAAAAGCCGTTGTCTCCCAATTTCGCTGTCCCCACTATCGGTACACGTTTGAGTTTTTTGATTTCGCCGGCGAACTCGGCGCTGTCGTCTTCGTCTGGAGATACAGGGTGCGCGAGCTTTCCACCTTTGCCGCTGGCAATCCAAAGTGCGCTGTAGCCAGACGCGCGCTCGATCTTGATTGCGGGCTCAAGGGTGATGCTTTTTGTGGGGCCGTCCTTCCACTGGGTAACGGCCGATGACGATACGCCGCAAAGCGCAGCAATGTCCCCGACCTTCCAGCCGGTGCTTGCCATCAGCTCCGCCATGCGTTCCTGGAGTGTTGTGCTCATGGAGTTAGCTTACTTGCAGGTTGGGTTAGAGTGCTTTACATGATTTATTAGCGTGCTAACATTGCGCGCTATGAATAAAGCTCTTGCACTTTCCTTCATTGGTGGGTCGCCATTGTTGGCTGCCAAGGCTGTTGGGGTAAGTCGCTCCGCAGTCGCGCAATGGCCTGACCCTCTGCCGCCCAAGTTGGTTGATCGGGTTGTGGCTGCATGGGCCCGGCAGAACGTGAATGGGCTTCCTGCTGAATTTTTGCGACAACAGTCCGCTGCCCAGGAGGTGCCCCATGGCTGAATTACGACGCAAACCCCAACTGCTTGGCTTGCGTTCCGCCGGGAAGTTTCAGTTGGTGGGTTTCGCTTCTCTGGCAATTCAGGTGCGCGGGAAAGTGTGCGTTGCCAAAAGTCGAGTGCTCAAAGCTCAATACCGACTTCTTGCCGTCTGTGTGGCAGGCATGACAGTAGTACGGGGGCTTATGGGGCGCACCGTCAACTGGCTTCGCCGCAAGGACTTGGGCTCCGCCCACCACCTGGATCAGGTCGTATTCGTCCACTGCATCTATGCGCTTTTGAAGCTCCAAGTTCTCTTGCTGGAGCTGAGCTTTCTCTGCCTTGACCTTCGCGAGCTGATCTTGAAGCGTATCGAGGGCCTGCCGGACTTCAAAGAGTTGGCCCATGAGCGCTAGTTTGATTTCGGCTGCTTTGGCTTCGTCGCGTACGGCGCTCAGGCCATCAATGATGGTTTTGATGCCAGATAAGGCTGCAATGCCTTCAGCGATTCCAGTCATGTCCGTCCTCCTTGGTGCAGTTGGTTGTGTCGGAGCTTCCATCGTATCCAAGGCCAGGGCGGGCGCCCTTTCGTGTTGGTTTGGTGGTCCGCATGACCATCACCCCACCACGATGCCCTGCAGTCGGCGCAGGGCTTGCACTTCTTCCAGTGTGGCGCTGCCGGTCATTTGCATTTTGGCGGTGGCCATGTCCAGCCAGGCATTCATGCGTTCTGCGGTGAAGCCGCGGCGCTCGCATTCCAGGATGGTGGCCATGTGGGCCAGAAACTCTTCCAGCGCTGCAACGCGCAACTGCAGGGTGGCGAATTGCTCTGCGGTTGGTGCGCTTGCGGTTTGCTGTGTGTTGGCCATGGTGTCTCCGTTGAAAGGGGTGTTGCTGTGACGGGATTCAGTTTCTCAGCGGCGGCTTGGCCGGTCTATGGCGAAAAGCAGCCCCACGCCGACATTGCCCGTGGCATGGATGTTTTGGATGCTGCGTTCTTGATCGCGCAGGAGTGCCCCGGTGGGGTTGCTTCCCTGGCGCAGCGCATGGGGGTGTCTGCGAACACGCTGCAGCACAAGTTGAACCCCAACAACACGTCGCACCACTTGACGCTGAAAGAAGCGTTGGCGTTGCAGGTGGTGTCTGGCTTGCCTTATGTGCTGTATGCGATGTCGGCAGCGTTGGACCATGTGTGCCTGCGGTCGCGGCCAGATGTGGCTGATGGCGATGCCTGGGAGGCCTATCGGTTCTTCCAGCAGTCGATTGGTGAGTTGACGGCGGCCGCTGCTGATGCCTTGAAAGGCGATGGCCCGACCAGCGCGAATGCCTTGCGCAGGGTGGAGCACCAGGCCAATGAGGCGATTGCCGGCATCAGTGCGCTGGTGAACGCGGTTGCCGTGCGCGTGCCAAAGCGCGAGGACTGAGCTGTGCGCTCGATATCTCAAGTTTTCAACCCCCTGACCAGTAGATCCCAGGCCTTGGCGTGGCTGTCTTCGTCTCCGGCAGCATTCGCGCGCCAAGGGCTGGTGGTTGGGGTTTTTTCTTCCTGCACTTCGATATCGGAGGTGTCTTATGCAAGCTGAAGCAATGGGTGCTGCGCCTGCAGTGCCGCCTGGTGCTGGGCGTGGTGGTGTGGCGTTTGTCACGTCGCTGGATGCCCGGGCCCAGGCGTATTGGGGGCTGAGCCCCAAATTGATGTCCCAGCTACAGGGGCGGCTGCTGGCCGTGTTGGTGCAAGAGCACCAGGCCGGCGTGGTGAACCTGTCGGGCAAGGAATTGCGGCAGGCCTACTTCAAGGCCACGGGGGCCTGGGTGGACATGTCCAGCATCAGCAGCACGGTGCACGGCCTGGTCAAGGCTGGGAAGGTGGAGCGCCTGCCGATCTTGCGCAAATGCAGCGAGACGGGGCACGACATCACGCCCATTCGGGCTGTGCCGCAGCAGCAAAAGCTGGTGTGAGTGGGGCGGAGACACAAAAACTATGCACGCATATACCCACCACATTGGCGACTTCAATACAGCCACGCTGCATTTGTCGCGCCTGGAGCGCTCGATATACCGGGATGCCCTGGAGTTTTACTACGTGAACGAGTGCGGGCTGGATGCGTCCGACTTCGGGCTGCTGGCGCGGCGCTTGCGCTGTGACACGCCAGAAGAGAAGGCGGCCCTGCAGTTTGTCCTCGATGAGTTCTTCGACCTCGATATTGAAAGCGCTCAGTACGTGCAACCACGGTGCGAGCGTGAGCTGGCCGACTACCGTGCTGCGGTCGCGGCCAGTGGCGCTGTCAAGGCCAATGTGAACAAGCGGCAGCAGCGACACCGCGATGACCGCAAGCAGATGTTTGCAGAGCTGCGCAAGGCTGGGCAGGTGTTGCCGTGGAATGCGAAGGTGGCAGAGGTGCGGGCAGCGTATGCCAAGCTGAAAGCACAGCAAGACCTGTCACGCACCAGTCACGCACCTGTCACGGCTAACCATTCCCCTTTCCCCATTCCCCTAGACCAAGAGATACCCCCCAACCCCCCTGCCGGGGGGGCGGATGCGGGGCAGGCTGCGCCAATCGATGACCAGCAGGCAGGTCGACAGCAAGCCGTGAAGGTCCAGCTGATGGAGAACCCGGCAGCTGTCGTGGCCCAGCTGATGGCCTGCTTCCCTGAGCAGCGGCGCACCCAGGTCCAGCTGGTGGGCCGCAAGGTGGTGGAGCTGGTAGAGGGCGGCGTGGTGACGGCGGAGCAGTTGCTGACGGCGGCCAAGGCCCAGTCAGCCCTGCTGAACAAGGATGACGGCAAGGCGTGCCCGCGGGTGATGCGCTGGCTGCGTGAAGCGCGTTGGTTGGACGCGGCTGTCACCGTGACAGGTGGCGTAACAGGTGGTGTGACAGGCGTTACAGGCGTCACAGGTGTCGATGCGAACTGGCGCAGCGGGCGTGCGGGTGTCGAGGCCATGGGTATCCATCTGGGCCTGGGGCCGTGGGATGAGGGGAGGGAGCGCCTGTTCTCTGCATACGAGCAGCGCGTGGTGGCGGCGTTTGATGAGCGCATGCGTTCGCCGGTCGATGGAGGTGTGTATGCACATTAAGTTGGATGCGCGTGTGATCGGGCAGGCCGAGATGCTGCGGCAGTTGCATGGCATGACCGGGCAAGAGGCGGCGCGGGCTTATGCCAAAGCGCTGAACGATGTGGGGTTTGAGGTGCGGCGTGCCATGCAGGGGGAGATGAGGGACGTGTTTGATCGGCCCACCGACTACATCCTGCGCTCGCCCCGCGTGAAGATGGCCACGGCCGCCCGGCTGAGTGTGACCATCGAGCCTGCCTACATGGGTGGCAAGGGTGTGGACCCGCAGAAGATTCTGAATGCGCAAAGCTGGGGCGGGCGCCGCAGTGACAAGCGCAGCGAGGTGGCGCTGCGCCGTGCAGGCATCTTGCCCACTGGGTTGCAGACGGCCATCCCCACCAGTCCATACCCCGGAAGCGATGACGGCCGCGGGAACCTGAAGGGCAGCTTTCTGGTGCAGATCATCAGCTACTTCCAGGCCTTCGGTGAGCAGGGCTACCGCGCCAACATGACGGACAAGCGCAAGCGCAGCATTCACAAGGGGACCAAGCGCGCAGCTGGTCGGCGCTACTTCGTGATCAATGCTGATGGTGGGCAAAAGGTTTGGACGGTGGTTGGTGGGGAGCCCGTGTTCAAGTCGTCTGGGCGGCGCTCTCACTTGGCTCCAGGCATCTGGGCGGCCAGCGGCTCAGGTGGTGAGGATGTGCAGCCTGTGATCTTGTTTGTGAAGCAGGGCAACTACCAGCCCAGGCTGGACATGGACAAGGTGGCCAAGCGTGCGGATGCCGAGAGCTATCTGGCAAGGCGCATTCGCTTTCGCATCAGAGAGGCGGCTGGGGTATGAGCGGGCTGCACCGTCTGTCGGCGCGCGGGGGCGCCGCCCGGCCCCCCTGTCGCGGGTCCCTCCCAGCTCCCACCAGAGCGGGTAATTCGAGCCGCACTTTCGGACTGTTGCGTGAGTTTGCTAGGGGGGTTAAGTGAAGGTCCTGCCTTATTTGGATGCTCCTATTTCGCAAGCAGAGTTTGCGCAAATGATTGGTGTGAGTGAGGCCAGCATCAGCAAGCGCGTGAGCGATGGCGTGCTGGTTCGTGGCGAGACGGCGCACGAATGGCTGATTGCCTATTGCGAGCACCTGCGCGACCAGGCGGCTGGCCGTCTGGGTGAAACGCTTGGCCTGGATCTGGTGCAAGAGCGCGCTGGCTTGGCCCGGGCCCAGCGTGAAGCGCAGGAGCTGAAGAATGCCGTTGCCCGCCGCGAGTTCGCCCCGATCGGGTTGCTGACAGATGTTTTGGCTTTGGCGGCCAGCGCTGTGGTCGACCGCTTCGATCAGGTGCCAGGCCAGTTGCTCAAGTCGTGCCCAGGCCTGCCGGACGAAGCCCGGGTCACGGTGCTGCGTGTGCTGGGCGAAGCGCGCAATGAGTGGATCCGGTCGACATCCAAGCTGGTGGCCCAGGATGTTGACCAGTTGACCGATTCTGACGATATCGGCGGTGCTGACGATGGGGAGGATGTATGAACGCGCCTTTGTCGCAAGAGACCATCAAGGCCATCAAGGAGGCGGTGGCCCTGGGCCTGGAGAGCATGCGCGCTGATGAGCCCCAGTCGCTCAGCCAGTGGGCGGCCGAGCATTTCAAGCTGGCCGGCGAATCCAGCCACCAAAAGGGCGGTTGGGTGGCCTGGCCCTTCCAGATCGGCGTGCTCGACTTCATGAGCGATGACCGCATCAAAGACCTGGCCGTCAAGAAATCGAAGCGGGTTGGCTACTCGAAGATGATCACGGCCTTCATCTGCTACAACATCGCGCACCGTCGGCGCAAGCAAGCGCTGTGGCAGCCCACAGATGATGACCGTGACAGCTTCGTCAAGTCCGAGATCGAGCCCTTGCTGGATCCGGTGAACGGCGTGCCCGCGGTGCTGGCCGCCCGCAAGCGCGACAGCCGGGTGGAAGAGACCATCAAGTACAAGCCATTCCGCGACAGTGTGCTGCACCTGCTGGGTGGCAAGGCGGCCCGGGCCTACCGCCGCATCACGGTGGCAGTGGCCATCCTCGATGAGTGGACGGCGTTCGACCAGACCGTGGGCGGTACCAAGGAAAAGAACGCCGGCTCCCCCGGCTCGTTGGCCAAGGGGCGCCTGGAGGGTGCGGCCTTCCCCAAATTCGTGGGCGGCAGCACGCCGGGCATCAAGGGGCTGTGCCATGTCAGCCGGGCCTGCGAGGATGCGGACGATGAGGTGGACTACA